AATAAAAGAACAAAACAACACGCAGAGCATAGGTCTTTATTATGTTTTATATTAAGGGTTTATTTTGGAATGACTTTATATCAAATAAGAGATTATTTTAAATCCAACGGTAAAAATTATAATCATGCTACGGCTCTTTATGCAATTAATAAATTTGAATTATATAGACAGTATAGTGAAGAATTAGAAACCTTATTACATTATATTATTAAAAAACATATAAGTCCAAATTATGAAAACTGTAATGAAAAAGAAACATCAAGCAGAAACTTCAAAAGAGGAATATTATCTCATAAGATAGAGTATATAGAAGATAAATATGTAGATAGTTTATTAGATATAGTTGAAAAATTACCTTTAAAAAGATTAAATGGAGAAGAACAAACAAAAGAGAAAGCAACTGCCAATATATAGTGGTGTGCTTAAATACTTCCCTGATGCTTTAGCGGAGGTATCTAAGGTTTCAAGAGCAGGAAACGAACAACACCACCCAGATAAACCACTACATTGGGATAGATCAAAAAGCACAGATGAACTAGACGCACTCACTAGACACCTACTAGAAGCAGGCAAAATAGATACAGACGGAATAAGACATTCAGCAAAAATCTGTTGGAGGGCTTTAGCCAACCTCCAAAAAGAATTAGAGCAAACAAACGAACAATATAATATCAGGGAGAAAAGATTAATTAGGGGTGATTATATAAAATATAATGGAGGCAGTACAAGTAAGCATTTAACAAAAAATAAAAAATATAAATTAACCTGTGAACCTTTTAGAGATAGAGTTGCTATAATAAATGATAACGGTACAAGAATGAATATTAAAAACAAATATTTTGAAACAAAAAAAATGGACACAGCATAGTTTAGGAAAAAATCTTATACAAAAAAAAAGATTGTGGTTAAGTTTTATAAACAAATGGAATATAAAAAACACATTTAACATTATAAAAAAACAAGACTTAGACGACATTTTACAAACAGCATATTTAAAATTTTTAAAAAAACCTGTTTATTATAATGATGACATTAACACACAATACTTTAAAAAAGTTTTAAAATCAGTATATATTGACACCTACAGAAGAAGAAAAAACAATAAATATGTTTCTTTAGAAAAATCACTTAAACATTTAGATAAATTATTTTATTACAATGATAACAGAATGATAGACTGGAAAGGACAAACAACAAGGAACAAAATATTATTTTCCTTCAACGGAGAAAAATATACAGAAAACACAAAAAAGCAAGAAGATAGATATAAAAATGTTTTATTAAAAATAAAAAAATTAAACAAAGAGGATAGTTTGTTTTTAGATTATGCTATGGAAAACAACATTAACATAACAAAAATATCTAAACTTTTAAATATAAATTATTATAGTGTTTACAGAAGATATAAAAGCATAATTAATTTTTTAAAAAGTAATTCTTTTGGCAAAACAACTATTTATGAAACAGAAAACAATAAGGATATAGACAGCGAAATAAAAAACAAAATCCTGAAAACTAGCGTTATAAAAAATATTTAATTAAATTCGTTATATATATATGTTACATCAAGTTAAGACTTACAAAATAAAATCAAATCCTAATAATCCACGATTAATAAAAGGAGATAAATTTAAAAAGCTAGTCAAAAGCATTAAGGAGTTTCCAGAAATGTTAAAGCTAAGGCCTATTGTAGTCAATAAGGAGATGATAGTCTTGGGAGGCAATATGAGGTTAAAAGCCTGTATAGACGCTGGACTAAAAGAAGTCTGGATCGCAAAGGCTGAGGAATTAACACCTGAACAAGAACAAGAATTTATTGTTAAAGATAATAGTAACTTTGGAGAATGGGACTGGGATGTTCTAGCTAATGAATGGGATGTAGATAAATTAAATGAATGGGGTTTAGATTTAGATTTTAAAATTGAATCAGAAGCTGAAGAAGATAATTATCAAGAACCAGAGGATTTAAAAGTTGATGTTGTTTTAGGGGATTTAATTGAGATAGGACAACATAGATTATTGTGCGGAGACAGTACTGATCCAGTTCAAGTGGCAAAACTTATGGATGGTCAAAAGACAGAATTAATTCACGCTGACCCTCCTTATGGAATGGGTAAAGAAAAAGACGGTGTTTTAAATGATAATATATACGATGAAAAATTAGACCAATTTCAAATGAAATGGATAAATGCTTTTAGGCCTTATACCAATAATAATGGGTCTATTTATATTTGGGGCAACGCACCTGATTTGTGGCGGTTATGGTATAAAGGAGGATTAAAAGACTCAGAGCATTTAGAGTTAAGAAATGAAATAGTTTGGGATAAAAAAGCTATTGCAGGAATGAAATCAGATTTGATGCATCAATATCCAGAAGCATCTGAGAGATGTTTATATATTCAAATAGGCAAACAATTTATAGGGAATGTAAACACAGAAGATTTTCCAGACGAATGGGAGGGTATCAGAAGTTATTTAGACAATGAGAGATTAAAGGCTGGGATTGAAGCAAAAGATGTAAAAAGAATAACAGGTACTCAGATGAAGTCTCACTGGTTTTCAAAATCACAGTTTACTTTAATGCCTGAAAAATATTATAATTTATTTAAAAAAGAATATGCTGGTTGTTTTGAAAAACCATACGAAGAATTAAAAGAAGAATGGACGACTTTTAAAAATACAAATCAACATGCTAAGTTTTTGGAAAGACTTAACATTATGAGGTCTTATTTTAATAATGCTCATGATATAATGAGGGATGTTTGGGAGTTTCCAAGAGTATATGGTGATGAGCGGTACGGACACGCAACACCAAAACCTGTAGAAATGATATGTAGAATTATAAAATCGAGCAGTTTGGAAAGTTTAGTAGAGCCTTTTTTAGGAAGTGGTTCAACAATGGTTGCAGCTCATCAATTAAACAGAAAATGTTATGGAATGGAACTTGATCCTAAATATTGTCAGGTAATAATAGATAGAATGAAAAAACTTGATCCAGAAATAGAAATTAAAATAAATGGCAAAAAATATGAACAAAACCGAACACCATAAAAAAGCATTATTAGAAGCCTTAGAGAAATCTTTAGGAGTTGTTACAACAGCTTGTAAGAAAGTAGGAGTAGGAAGAACTACTTACTATGAATGGTATAATACAGATGAAGAATTTAAACAGCAGGTAGATGACTTACAAAATGTAGCATTGGACTTTGCCGAATCACAACTACACAAACAAATCTCTGAAAACTCAACACCAGCAACAATCTTTTATTTAAAAACAAAAGGCAAGAAGCGAGGTTATATAGAACGCCAAGAAATAACAGGAGCAGATGGTATGCCTAATAACTTTCAAATTGAGATAATTGATAAAACAGAAGATAAAGACTAATATTGTTTACAAACATCTTCTTAAAAGTAATAAAAAGATAATTGTAGAACAAGGAGGAACAAGATCTGGAAAGACTTATAATATATTACTTTGGATTATATTTGAATATTGTACTCACAATAAAAACAAAATCATTACTATTTGTAGAAGGTCTTACCCAAGCTTAAGAGCTACAGTAATGAGGGATTTTTTAGATATATTAAAAACAAATAACCTTTATAATGAAACATATCATAACAAATCTAACTCAGAATATAATTTATTTGGAAATCTTGTTGAATTTGTAGCATTAGATCAATCACAAAAAATTAGAGGGCGTAAACGAGATCTGTTGTTTGTTAATGAAGCAAACGAACTATACTTTGAAGATTGGCAACAACTTATATTTAGAACACAGGGGAAAATAATTGTAGATTATAACCCTTCAGATGAATACCACTGGCTATATGACAAGGTATTATCAAGAGAGGATTGTGATTTTTATATAACTAACTATAGAGATAATCCCTTTATTGAGAAAAGTATAATTGAAGAAATAGAAAGACTAAAAGAAACAGACGAACAATATTGGCAAATCTATGGGCTAGGATTAAAAGCAACCAGCAAGGCAACTATCTTTAAATATTATGAATGCAACGAAATACCTGAAGATGCTAAGTTTATATCATACGGAGGGGATGCAGGATATACGAATGATCCTACTACATTAGTAAGCATCTATATTAAAGATCATAATTTATATATAAAGGAACACCTATATAGAACAATGATGACAACTTTAGATATACACAATAAATTAAAAGAAGAAGGAATAAATAGACAACAAATTTATATGGATAGCGCAGAGCCTAGATTAATTGAAGAGCTGAGGAGGATGGGCTGGAACATAAGGCCAAGCATAAAAGGTAGAGACTCAATAAATGCAGGCATAGATCTTTTAAAAAGATATAAGTTGTTTATTACAAAAGATAGTAATAATGCAATACAAGAGTTTAGAAACTATAAATGGAAAGAGGATAAAACAGGAAAACTAACTAACATCCCAGAAGATAAAAATAACCATATTATTGATGCGACAAGATATGCTGCCTACAGTGTATTAAGTAAACCCAACTTTGGGAAATACGCAATTCAATAGTTTCTAAAACTTTTTATTTTTTCGTTATATATATATGCAAGTAGAAATATTAGTGCCTGACACTTTAAGCGAAATAACATTAGAACAATATCAGAAGTTTTTAAAGATACAAGAGAACAACGAAGA